TAATTATTCTATAATATTTTATAATTATTTTATAATATTTTATAATATTTTATAATTATTCTATAATTATTCTATAATATTTTATAATTATTTTATAATATTTTATAATGATTTATATTTTTGTATAATATTCTATAATGATTTATATTATTTTATAATATTTTATAATGATTTATATTTTTGTATAATATTTTATAATTATTCTATATTATTTTATAATGATCATTATGGACCTATATAAAGAAACATAAGTGATTATTTAATTTAAGTTCTTTATATACTATTTTATAATTATTTTACTTTCTTAATATGATAATAAAATGTATATTGAAATATTAGCAATTATTCTATATTGTATAATATTTTTGTATTTATATTATTGGTTAAGTATTTATAAAAAACAATGTGAATGTTTAGATATATGGCATTATTACCATATAATAATCTATATATTATTAAGTTTAATATATATAATATTTAATATAATATTTTTTTTAATTAAGGGTAGAATATTTAATTCATTTTATAACATCTATATGCTTTACACGTTAATTACAAGTGTTATAATTATATTATTTATAATTAATGTTAATAAAAATTGCAAATGTTATTCGCATATATCGAAAGAATTATTAATTATATTAAGTGCTATTATATTTATAATACATTCAATCTTATTCATTTCTTATATCTATAGAATAGTAAAAACTAATTATGTCTATTAAAACTCCACAAGCTACACAATTAATTATATCTAAAATACCAAATGCTTTTGCTATAAAAAATACAAATGGTAATGATGTTATTATGAGTCTTCAAAATAATACTAATCAACTTGATATACGATTAAATGATAATGATTTTATTTTTAAAGCAAATAATGAAAATACAAAATTAATATATTCAAATATTGATTTTGATGTTGATGACATAAGAACAAATACTATTACAAATAAAGATCATTCAAATATTATTTTTAATACTAATGTTGATTTTTATGGTTATATTAAACATTATGATAATAATATTCTAGTTTTAAATGATTCAAATAAAATACCAAATACTTATATTAATGATCTAGATTATTTAACAATACAAAATACACAATCTAATATTTATATACCAAATTCATTAGTTAATATTAATACGTGTAATTTATTGAATGATTCTGCAATTACTATTAAAAATAATGCAACAAATACAGAAGAAATTACAGTTAAATTAGTTGATAATTATGATCGAGGAACAATTAAAATATATTCACAAGATCCTTATATAGGTATAGGTAATAATATACCAATAAAAACGAATAATATACAATTATATGTTGAATCAAATATTAAATGTAATGATATTATTGTATATGATCATAGTTTTATTGATTTTTATAATGATTTTGAAGATTATAAAAGTAATAATGATATTACAGGTATTAATAAAATAGATGATATTTTATATTATTCTAATGTTAAAATTACATTAGAAACTGATATAGAAAGCTTAAGATCGATTGATAACTTTAATTTTATAGGTAATAATTTTGTTAATATTACAAATATATTTTGTTCTACAAATAATACATATATTATTGCTGATAATACATTATATAAATTATTACCTGATAATCATTATCAATATATTGAAAATGATATTGAAACTATTAAAATGGAAAATGATGTATTAATTTATACAAAATTAAATAAAGTTTATTTTATTTATAATGATAATACTACTATTACAGAAAATTATAAAATAGGAGGATATTATAATAATTACCGTTATCTTGTTAATAATACAACAATAATAAAAAAAATAGATAATGAAAATATTATTCCTGTTAAAAATACTATTCATAATATTAAAGATATTTATGTATTTGGTATAGATCAATTTTATTATATTAATACGAATAATGATTTATATGATCATAATAATACTTTTATTAATTCTAATATTAATTCATTCTATTTAGGATCTAATAATACATATTATACTGATAGTAATTTATCAATATCTTCAAAAACTATAAATTATTATAAATTAAATGATAATAATTTATATGATAATAATGATATATTAATAGAATCGAATGTTTTAAAAGTTCATCATAGTGATAGACATATTGTAATATTGAAAGATGATTTAAAATTATATACAAAATCTTTTGATGATAATTATAATGGATTAGGAAGATCTAATTTAGCAATAATTGATAATACTTTAGATCAATTTGTTGGTTTAGGAATACCAACAACTGATAATATTATAATTAAACCATCTGTTAATATTGGTAGTTCTCTGGATACTTTTAAAAATACAATACCAAATAGTCTATGTGTTGAAAATTGTATTAGTATAGCTTGTAAGCCAATTAATGATTTCGCTTTACGATTAAAAGGTGATATTTTAATCGAAGGTGGTGGAAATATTTATCGTTCTGAAGATAAATCTACAACATTTGAAACTAATATAAGAACTTTAACATTAGATGATTATGTAAAATATCAAGATTTTGATATTAGACTTGACGGTATAACAAATGATATTCAAAATGCTGTATTATCCAATTTAGATATAAATACTAGTAATATTAATAAATTATTATATGATACTGAAAATGCTATTAATATATGGTCTAAAGAAGATAATATTGTTTTAATTAGAAATACAAGAGTTAGTATAAATCCTAGTGATAATGATGATTATAGTGTATTAGGTGGAAATAAACAACCGGCATTATTTGTAGGTAATCATAGTTCTAATATAAGAGGTTTAATATCTGAAGATGATATTGCTGCATATTCAGATGAATCTTTAAAAACTGAAATATATCCAATTGAAGATAGTTTAAATAAAGTATTAAAATTGAATGGTGTTAATTATAGAAGAAAAGATAATTTAGATAAACTTTGTATGGGTGTAATTGCACAAAATATTGAAAAATATTGTCCTGAAGTAGTTCAAGAACATAATAATATTAAAACTGTTGCTTATGCAAATTTAGTTGCTTTATTAATTGAAGCTGTTAAAGAATTGTATGATATAATTAAAGATGGAAAAGAATGAAGATATTTTAAATAAAAAAGAAATTACAGAAATTAAAGATCCTACTACTTTAATTAGCAAAATTAAAGGCATCAAATATAAAAATAAAAAAAATAATAAAAAATATATTGGAGTTATTGCTCAAGATATTAAAAATAATATACCAGAAGCATTTGATAATTATAATGTAGATTACACACAATTAGTTGCTTTATTAATTGAATGTATAAAAAAAAACAATAGAGATATTAAAGATTTACAACAAGAAATTAAAAATCTTAAAATATTATTAAATCAATAAATATTTTTAATAAATTTATCTATATCTTTATTAATTTTTTTAAAATGTGTTTCATATTCTTTTTTTATTTTATAATAGTCTTCATCAAATATTATATCTAACATTTATCATATAATAATTTTTTTTTTTATAAATTACTTAATTGCATTTTAAAATCTTTTTTTTCATCTAATATTACTTCAAAACCATTTTTTTTATAAAAAATCTTTAAATTATTATATTCAAAACATTTATCAACCCAAAGAACAGGTAATTCTGGTTTTGTATTTTGTATTATATATTGTAAAATTTTAGAACCTATTCCGCAATTCCGATATTTTTTATGTACACATAGACATTCAATATTAATTTCATTATTACCTGTAATTAAACATTGTATATCTCTTAATAATGCGCAACCAATAATTTGTTTGTTTTCTTCATATATTATTCCTTGTGAATACATTTTAACATATTTGCTTGAAAAATAAGGTTTAATCATGTGATATGCTATAAAATCAGCAATTTCTTTATTTAAACTATATGTAATTGATTTAATAGGAATTATATATAAAGAGTTCATATTATAATTTAATTTTTAATATATGATATTTAATTTTTTAATATATGATATATAATTTTTAATATATGCTATATAATTTTTTAATATATTATAATATAATTTTTAATATATGATATATAATTTTTTAATATATGATATATAATTTTTAATATATGCTATATAATTTTTTAATATATTATAATATAATTTTTAATATATGATATATAATTTTTTAATATATGATATATAAAAAATTATATATCATATTTGTGCTATTAGTTTTTTTTTATTTATTAATTCATAATGTATCAAAAAACAGATCATAATTATTTCTTTGTTTTCTTTTTAACAATATTATTTCCTTTTAAAGATTCTAAATCTTTTTCATAAATATCTTTTAATTCATCTTTATATTTTTTATAACCATCACGAACTTCTTCTAATTCTTTCATCCATATTTTATAAATAGGTGTTTTTGTTAATTCTTTAATTTGTTTATTAATTTCTTCCGCATTTTTCTTCAATTTTTCTAAATTATTCTTTGTTAATGAATTAACAGGCATTTTCAATAAATAATTATAATTTTTAGGTCCATCTTCATCATCTTCAGTTTTATCAGATAATTTTGGATATTTAAGTTCTTCTAATCTAGCATTTAAAACATCATCTTCAATATTCATAATTTTAATTTTACCATCAATAATATCTTGAATAAATTGTGCTTTAGCCGATAACTTTTTAAAAGTTTTATTTAAAACTTTCAATTGATATGTTTTTCTTTCATAATAACATGTTAAACGAACAGAACACCATTCTCGCATAATACTAGAAGTAGATTCATATTTTTTAATTTTAATATCAGAATTATATAAATGCATATTATTTAATGATAAACCATTTGTAGATGATAATTTAAAGAATTTGATTGGATCATCAATTTTTTGATTTAAATGAACTATAAATTTAATATTCAAAGCTGAATAATGATTCTCAAAGTTTTTAATTTGATTTGTTAATGCTAAATCTTCTAAAACATTTTTATAATCTTCAATTGCTTTATTTACCGGTATTTCAGTAATTTCAATTGTATTTTCATCTATATAATTATAACAACCTGTAGATTCATATATATTTTCTTTACCATCTTTAATTTTGATAGTTCCTTTAAAATTAGGATAATGTGGAATTAAATCATTAATAACGGTTTTATTAATAACATCAAATGTTTTCAATAAATCATCCGCATTCTTTATATCTGCTTCTGCTTTCTCTAATGCATTACAAATTAGAATACATTGATCTATTACTTCATCTGGATTAAAATTAGGTATTTCTGTTGAATATCCGGTTCCAATACCAACAACATTTACTACAAATACAGTTGGAATAACACCAATAAACCATTCAGGTTCTATTTGTTGATTTTCTTCAACCTTATATTTAAGAATCGGCATATCTTCTTCTCTAAAAATTAATTCACATAGTGGTGATATTTTAGTAAATAGATAACGTGGTTGCGCACTATCTGCACCTCCTCCATGCAATCTAGTTCCAAATTGTCCTAATGCAGATACTAAAGGAATATTATTACTACCAATAAAGTTTTGTCCCATTTTAGTTAATGCTTCTGCTAATGATTGATCGCCGTGGTGATAAGCAGTCATAGCAGCCGCCATACCAGCCATTTGTGATACTTTGATTTCATTACTACCATATATCTTCTTTTTGAACAAACTAAATAATAATTTACGTTGACTTTCTTTTAATGAATCGCAAATATTATTGATATTTCTTTCAATATCCCTATGTGAAAAATGAATTAATTCTTTATGAATTAAATCTGTATAAGGAACATCAAGAGATTGTGATAAATCTACTGTTTTATTTTTATCATATTCGGCAATCCATTCTTTACGTTTATCTGCTAATTTAGAATCAAATGCTAAATTATATGCTTCATCTGATTTATCATCATATGTATAAGTTACCATTTTCATATTCTTAAAGAATTGCTTACCTTCTTCAGAAGTTGAAGAACCACACCCCTTTAAATAAGTAATATTCCATCCTGCAATACTATTATTTTGTTCCCATTCTTCATATTCTTGAAGAGTATAGAAATATTGTGTATTTGTTCCTTTTTTCATACGAATAATAGGTGTTAGCATTGTTTTTATAAAGCCTTTCATCTTGAATAAAGAAGGCCATTGAGATTGAAACATATTCGTTATCAATCCTTTAATATGTGTTCCATCTAAATCTGCATCTACTAAACAAATTATTCCTTTATATCTTAAAGAATTAGTATCTGTATATACTTTATTACTTTCCAATCCTAAAATTTTTTTTAGATTTGATATTTCTTCATTCTGTGCTAATTTTGATATTGATACTGATTTGCAATTCATAAGTTTTCCACGAATTGCCGCACAACCATAAGATTCTGGATTACTTAATTGTGTTTTACCTGATGTAAATAAAGTTTGTGCTGATAATCCTTCACAAATATATAAATAACATTGATCTGATTTTTTAGTTCCTGCCCAAGGTGCATCCATAAAACCCTTAATAATAACTTTATTTAGTTTTTTACCATCGGATTTAGATATTTGTTTATCTAATTGTGCATCACTTAATACTAAAGCTTTATCAATAATACCACTATCTTTATACAATTTTTGAATAAATTTATCTGATATTTCACATTTTGAACCAAATTTAGATTGTGGTAAATTCATCAAATCTTTTGTTTGACTATCATATGTAGGATTGTTCAATAAACATTTAATACCTAAAAATAAATTATCTTTTATAAATTGCGGTTTTAAAGTTTTCTTCTTTTTAGCTGCAAGTTCCACTAAACCTTTAACAATTTGTTGTTGAATATAATCTACGTGTTTTCCACCTAATCTAGTATGAATACCATTTACATATGCCATATGAACAAATCCATTATTACTTAATGAAGCACATATTTCCCAACGATCACCATATTTTTCAAAAGCTTTAGCACCTTCAACAAAATTAACACAAAACTTTTCAAAATCTTTAATATTAATTTTATTACCATTGAAAAATACATTTACATTAGGAGGGGTTAATGCTGCTATTTCATATGTTCGTTTCTTAAATAATGCAAAAATATCATCTGTAATAGATGTTACACCAAAACGAGCTAAATCAATTTTACATTTAATTTCTGTATAAGGTGATTTAGTTGATTGACGAATAGATGGTTTATCTTTAGTTGCCAAGTTATCACGAAATGTTTGTTTAAATATCTTTTTATTACGATGATCTACTGTTTCTACTGTAGCTTCTGTTGAAAATATAATAGCCAGTTTAGCACCTAAACCATTTAAACCACCTGTAAGTCTTACTTTATCTTTATCATAATTACCGGATGTAAGTAATTCACCGAAAATTAATGAAGGATTGTATAATTTAGTTTCTTCGTGAATTTCAATAGAAATACCATCCCCATCGTTATATACGGATACAGTATTTGTTTCACGATCAACATTAATTTTTATATTTTTAACAAGTTGTTTATCTTCTAATTCTGAAATATTCATACGAATTACATGATCCGCTGCATTAACAACTAATTCATCAAAAATCTTGTATAATGCAGGACTATAAGTTATCGTTTTTTTAATAAATTGATTTTCATTATTTACAATAAAACTATCAAAAGCATCAGGTGTTATAGATCCTACATACATTTCTGGTGATTGTTCTAAAATATGAGTTCGTAATTCATGTTTTTTATATTCAGTCATATTGATATATCTTAATATTATTAATCATTTTTATATGTTAATAATTATAAAATGAATATGAATTTACGTATTTGGTTACATTTTATTATTTTAGCCATTATTTTGTTATTTACAATCATTCATATGTTATATATTCTTATAGCATTTGATAATTATACAATTACTAAATTATTTTATATAATAATAATGTTAGGTGCAATATATTTATTATTACAACCCCATACATTATTACCATTTTTAGGTAATTCTGCATTTCCTGCAACTGTTATTGTGGATGAGAAATATCCAAAAGAATATTCATATCAATATGTATTAGATTTACCTAAACATAATGATGATAAAAAAGTAATTTATTGGGCTGCAAAAGAAGATAAAGAAGATAATAATAAAATATTTGAAAATCCTTGGTTAGCTTATGATAATTATGAAAATGTTGGTGTTACTAAAATTAAAAATGGACAAGCTATTATTAAATTACATTTACCGAATGGTTATAAAGTTGGTATGGGTAAAGAAATTAAACCACATTTTCATTATCGTATTTGTTGTAATAAAAATATAATGTTAAGTCAAGTTTATACTGTTTATATTTAAGTATTCCCTTGAACATAATTAATTATCAATTCTGCTAATTCATCGGGAGTCTTATCATCACTATTTATTTTAAATGTTGGCAATCCTCCAGTAGAACTTATATTATCATAACATTCTTCGTGTTTATTATGTAATAACTGTATCAAATTATAATCAATTATTCTTTCACTTTCACGATCACGTTCTTTAATCCTATTGTAAGAAACATTAGGGGATGATTGTATATATATATATAATACGGGTTCAACAACACTTTTATTATATTTTTGATCTACATTATTATATAAATGCTCTAATATACTATATTCTTGTGGAGTAAATTTATCTTTATAAACTTTTATAAATGTTTCATATGTAAATTTAGGACTTCTCTCCATATATAAGATAGAATTTGATCTTGTTTGAATAAAAGCCCTATCTAAATAAATTTTAAGTTGAAAATCAAAATATCCTTTATCATTATTATAAATATTTTCTAAATATGTTTCCCATTCTTGAACAGGTTCAAAACTTACAATTTGATTATGATTTTTTTGTAATTTATCTAATATTGTTGATTTTCCCGATCCTATATTACCATCAATGGTTATAACTGGCATTTGATAATTATTTTCTATCTAATTCATTTTTATATATATAAAAAATGAATTCGTTTAAATATATAGTAATAAATGGAAGATCTTGAAAATCAATTAGATAAATTATGTATTGATGAAAAACTTACATTTAATTCATTTATAGAATTTATAAATATTAAGTATCCTGAACAAAATTATCCTATTATTTATGATCTATATGATGATAATAAAAAATGGATAACATCCAATGGTGGTAGTTGGCATAGAAATTCTAAAAAAACTAAATATAAAATATTTATTTGTTGTAGTGCTACTAAAATTAAATATAATTGGAATTATAATGATTTTGAAAAATCACATATTATTGATTTAGTAAGCAAATTATGTTTTAAAGATAGAAATAAAAATCAAAATAATTATATTGGTATTTATAGTCATAATAAAAATAAAGAAAATATAAATAGACCTATACGAGAAGATATTAAAAGAATTATTAAAATTAAACAATGTTTGCATTGTGGAAAAAGTAATGATACCGTTGTAGATCATAAAAATGATTTATATAATGATCCACGAGTTTTAGATATGAAAACTCAAACGATTGATGATTTTCAACCTTTATGTAATGGTTGTAATTTAATAAAAAGGGCGTATAATGTTAAAATGCTTAAAACTGGTAAAAGATTTGATGCTTGTGAATTACCTATATTAAAACACTTAGGTGTTAATTATACATCAGGTAATGAAAATTTTGATATAAAAGATGTAAATACTTTACAAGGTGTATATTGGACTGATATTGAAGATTTCATTAAAAAAGCGTTAATTCGTAATATTACAATATATAATTCCGATTATTATTAAATTGTTATAGCAGTTAATCCTTGTTCTAATTCTATAATATCAGAATTTAATATTGTCATAACTTTATCAAAATATTCTTTATTAATTTCGCAACCTTTAAATTGTCTATTTGTATTTTTACAAGCAATAGCAGTTGTTCCACCACCTAAAAATGTATCAAGAACAATATCATTTGGATTAGAATGTTTTTTAATTAATTCTTCAAATAATTGTAAATTCTTTTGTGTTGGATGAAATCTATTTTTACCACTTGCCATTGGAAATCTATATATACCTACATCATAAGAACTATTAAATGTTGGTTTATTTCCTTTAATACCTAATAAAGCTATTTCTCTAGAATTAGTAAGGTAATTAATTTTACTATTAATTGGTTGTGGATTTGTTTTAATCCATTCAATAAATCTTATTTGTTTAAATCCGACTTTTTCCATTAATTCTTTTAGTGGTGTTATCTTCCATATATCAAACCAAATAATTAATGTTCCTGATTTTTTTAATTTATTATAATATTTTTCTATAATTAATTCTAATTGTTCCATTGTAAAACTTTCATCCCATTCACCAAAATTTGTTTTCGTTGCATATTTTTTACCTAAAATACTACCATATTTTAAATAATTTTCTTTAGACCAACCATCACCTTTATCATTCTTTAATTCTTCTATAGGTTTATCTAAAGATTTCTTATATTCTAACCATTCTTCTTCTGTTTTAACATTAATATTATCTTCCTTATGTTTTGCAACAATCGCATGATGTTTATTCATACCACTATCTTTAGAAATAATATAAGGAGGATCGGTAAGAATAAGATCAATACTTTTATTTTCAATTGTTTCTAAAAAAACTAAAGCATCTTTATTATGAATTAACATTTCCTATAATTTATAATATCATTCATTTTTAAATAAGAATGTATAAAATATCAAATACAATTAAATCTTCATTAACACAAAAACTTAGTAAAGCTAGAAAAACTATTAAAGAAAATAATGATATATATTTAGATTCAGATCATGAACAGTTATGTTTATATTATAAAAAATATCAAGATTTAATGAAACAATTTAATACAAAAAAAACTAAAATAACTTATAATAATTTAAAAATTGATAAACATATATTATCAGAAGATCATTCAGATGATATTATAACATTTAAAAATAATAATATTGATATTGAATTATTATATAATGATTATAATAAAAAATTTATTAATAAATTATATGTATTAAATAATACTTCTTATTACGAAGAATGGATTAAATCACAAAATGAATTTATTACGAATTTAAATCCAGAAGAAATATTTACATTACGATGTCATACACACGATGGAGATGTTATTATTAATAATTTTATTATTAATAATTTTAATATTGATACAGATATTGATTATGTTGATAATGGTTATAGAAAATCTACATTAATTATTGATAAAAAAATATTTAATACGAATAGAAATTTTATATTATTTTATTATCAAATTAAAAAATATTTATATTTTGAAAATCATAGTAAATATAGTATGTTATCAAGATTAGAATTAGAACAATATATTATTGAAAATTATAAAACATTTGATTGGAATAAAATATTAATTTTGTATATTAAAGATATTAAAAATATATTTAATAAATCACCAAAAATTAAAGATACTATTGTTATTTATAGAGGTGTTAATGATGATTATTATATTAAAAAATCTGCAAAAGGTACTTATAATTCTGATACTTTAAGTAGTTATACATTAAATCATAAAATTGCTATATCTTATGCTAGTAAAAATTGTTGTATAATGAGAGTTAAATTAGATAAAGGTTGCAAATCTATTTTAATTGATAATATAAGTCCATATGATGAAGCTGAAATATTATTACCATTTGATACTAAATATAATATAGATTATCCTAGACATTTAATTAATTATTATAAACAAAATGATATTTGTCCTGATGATACAAAAAGTAAAAAAATAATGGTTACTGATTTATCTGTAATAACATCTGCTAATAGTAGATAATTATATCCTCTAAACTTTGTATTTTATTTAGATTTATTTAGATTCTAAACTAATTATTCTATCCTCTAAACTTTGTATTTTATTTAATAAATTATCAATTATCTTTAATTTATGATCATTAGATATCTCTAAACTATTTTGATCTAATTTAAGATTTGTCCAATTACCATCTTTATAATATAAAATATCTTTATCATTTGGAATATTATTAATATTAATTAAATTTTTTGATGCAATATTCGAATTTACTCTATCTTCAGTATAATATTTATTTTCACCTTCAACAATATCATTTGTTGATATTTGTTCATAATTTACATAAATAGATCCTGTTAAATTAATATCACCATTTATATCTATTTTTTTATTTGGATTTTCTACACCAATTCCTATATTATTATAATAATTATTTATAATAATATTTTTATTCATAGATTCAATCCATGCATCTGTAGTAGCATCTAAATCATAATCAGTTGTAGATTCAAATAAATCAGTAACAAATAAATTATTTTGAGGGTATTTAATTTTAAGATATTTTTCCCAATCATTTAATGTTAATTCATTTAAGGTTTGTTTTTGAATTAATTCATTTGTATTAATAATTTCTAATAATTTTGTTTCATTTATTGTTGGATCTAATTCTAATAATTTTGAAGGTATTATATTTCGTTTCCTTTTTCTTATTTTCATTTTTCCTTCTGTTATTGATATCTTATTCTCATCCCCTATCCATAAAGAATTATCTGAAAGAAATAAATGTCTTATCTTCTTTTCGGCTGATCCTATATCATATATTGAATTCGTTTCTGGTATAATATGTTTCGATATCTCTAATATTGTTGATGATGAATCATCTATTCCATTTATATTACCAGCATTACTAATTACTTTCAATTCATTATTACTTGTAATTTCTAAACTATTAGTATCAATTTTTAATGAATTAAGTGTATTTGTTGTATCAAAATACATTAAAGAATGTTCATCTGGGGGTAATGATGATAATGCAGATAATAATTGATTTAATGTATTGTTTTCCGCTTTAATATTTGATTTATATTTTATAATTATCATACCTGGACCACCATCACCACCATTTTTATCACCACTTCCAGTTCCACCAATTGTTGCACCACCACCACCACTTCCATAATTTGTTGCATTTATACCATTATAAGAATTACCAGTTATAAAGGTTTGATAACCACCACCATTACCACCTCCATATACACCATTTCCTCCACCTCTTTTTGAATATGTTTCAAAATCTTCTGTATATCCACCACCACCACCACCACCAGATACTTCTATTGAAATTCCTGTAATATCCATAATTATACCATTTCCACCATTTCCGCCTCCAAATGTAGTTGCTGAATTACCAACGGAACCCATACCACCACCACCTCCACCAAAATAATTAAGATCTCCAATTCCTCCATCATATCCTTTTGTTCCTACACCTACAATTCCTTGATATGTCGCACCACCACCACAAGCACCACCTAATCCATTTGTTATAGTATTTAATTTACCACCTGCACCACCACCACCACCTATCGCTTCATATAAAATTGTTGATTTTTCACTAAAAACTGTTGTGATACCATTATTTCCTGCTACAACTGATGAATTACCAATTCCACCACTACCTCCTTTACCAACTTTAATTGTATATGTAGTATTTGCTAAAAGTGTAGTAGAATTAATTTGATATTCACCAGCTCCACCACCACCTGAACCTTTAGTATTTTCTGCAGAACCACCACCACCACCACCTCCTCCTATTAAAACTATATCACATTCTGTAGGATTTTCAAAACTTATTGTATAAGTTGTTTGACCTGAAATATCATTTTGATTATCATAAACAAAAGTTAATATTTTATAATCAGGATTTAATATCATATTATTTGCTAAATATACTATTTCAGTTTCAGTTAATACTTTATCATATATACGAAAGTCATCTAAATAACCTTTAAATCCATTATTTTCACTACTTCCACCTAAAAATTTAAAATCATCGGTATTATCTATAGAACTTGCACCAATCATTGATGTATAACTTCCAATTGATGATGTTGTTAATTCTTCACCATTTTGATATATTTTTATTGCATCATTATTTGATATTCCTGTTCTTAAATCAATTACAATTGTAATATGAATCCAAGTATTTGATGTAAATGTTGCAGATGCTACATAATCAACTGAATTCCAACTATTCGGTGATACAAAAACATCTATTGTATCAACATATTGTCTTATAATAAATGAACTATCTTGTCTAAATATATGTTCAATTGTATTTGGGTTTGTTGTATTTGTGCTTTTAACCCAAAAAGCAAAACTAACTTGTTTTGTTGTATTAAAGATTTGTGTTAACCAATTTGCAGGTGTTATAAGATAACCGGTTGTATGATCTGAATCGTTTTTATATAATGAACCATTTCCTAATATTTTATCAGTAGTTGAATATATACCATCATTTGATATTGTTGTTCGGGGTGTTAATGTTAAAGAAATAGGATTTGGTGCGGAATTTTCAAATAAAGCAATAGAATTATCAAATTTCCAATGAGTTATTAAATTAGTTGAATCTGTTTCCAATATACTATATTCTGTTACGGTATCTTGTATTTCATAAATTGATTTTGATTTTAATAATTCTTCTTTACCATATATATACCATTCATCAAAATTTAAAGCATCATAGTTTCCATTTAATTTATTAACAACCAAACCAAAATAATCATATGTTTCTGTTGTTGTTATACTTTCTTCAAAATATCCATTTAAATATGTAGGATTAGAAGTTTTATGAAATAATACTACCCAATTTATTCCATCATTACTACCATATATTTTATATTCACCTGGTAATCTATTTACATATGTTGATCTTTGTTTAAAACCATATTTACTTAATTTTATTTTTATAGGTAATTGTATTTTTACCCAATCACCTTTATAATCACTTACTATATATTGCGATTTATTGTATAATCCTGTAGTTGTTGAATATTGATGTCTAGAACCATAATATCCATTTGATGTTTTAAATGCTGAATATCCTGACCAATTAGAATTATATGTAGTTGATTCCCAAGTATTATAAACTCCATTACCATAATTTTGTCCTGATATAATATGATTTGCTGACAATAAATTACGTATTGGAGGATATATTCGTTCTTCTGTATATGTGGGTGTAATTGAATGATCATTAATAGTAATATTAGTTGAATTAAACGAATTATTATTACCTGAAGATACACCACCAATTACTTTTAATTTATTATCATTTGTAATTTCTAAAGTATCTGTATCAAATTTAAGATTTAACCAATTATTATTATTATAATATAATATAGAATTATTATCGGGTATTGAATTAAATGAAACTAAATTTTTACTTAAAATATTTGAATCAACTCTTTCATCTGTATAATATAAATTAGATCCTTCAATAATATTTGTTGTATTAATGATTTGATTATTTAAATAAATATCGCCTAATAAATTAATATCACCATTTACATCTAATTTTTTATTTGGATTTATTGTTCCAATTCCAACATTTCCATTATTAATAATTTTTAAAATATTATTATTATTATTTTTAATATCAAGGAAATCTTTATCACCGGTTTGATTAACTAATACTGTAGGATTATTACTATTAATTACTCTTAATTGCTCAGTTATTTCAACAAATTCATTATTAATAATATTATTAATAAATACTTCGTTTGTTATATTTGTAGAACTCATATTTACATAATATTATAGGTTTAAAAATTATAATTACAATGATCTTTAAAAATACTACTTAATAAAGTAATTATTTACTTCAAGTATTATAATATTGTATAATATTGTATAATAATTTATAATTTACTATGATGTTTAATAATTTCTTTAAGTATTATAATAATTTATAATAATTTATAATATACTATAATAATTTATAATAATTTATAATTTACTATGATCTTTAATAAGTTCTTTAAGTATTATAATAATTTATAATAATTTATAATAATTTATAATTTACTATGATCTTTAATAAGTTCTTTAAGTATTATAATATTGTATAATATTGTATAATAATTTATAATTTACTATGATCTTTAATAATTTCTTTAATAAGTTCTTTAAGTATTATAATAATTTATAATAATTTATAATTTACTATGATCTTTAATAAGTTCTTTAATTATTATAATAATTTATAATATTGTATAATAATTTATAATAATTTATAATAATTTATAATAATTTATAATAATTTATAATAATTTATAATTTACTATGATCTTTAATAAGTTCTTTAAGTATTATAATATTGTATAATATTGTATAATAATTTATAATTTACTATGATCTTTAATAATTTCTTTAATAAGTTCTTTAAGTATTATAATAATTTATAATAATTTATAATATACTATAATAATTTATAATAATTTATAATTTACTATGATCTTTAATAAGTTCTTTAAGTATTATAATATTGTATAATATTGTATAATAATTTATAATTTACTATGATGTTTAATAAGTTCTTTAAGTATTATAATATTG